GTGATTTGTTTGAACGTTTTCTTTATGATTGGCAATTAATGTGTCCTGATGTAATTACAGGATGGAATACAGAATTTTTTGATATTCCATATCTTTGTAATCGTATTAGAAATATCTTTGGTGAAGAATCAATAAACCGTCTATCGCCTTGGCAACAAGTTCAAGAGCGTGAAGTTTATAAGATGGGTCGTAAACATCAGATTTACAATATCTATGGTGTTGCTGCTCTTGACTATCTTGACTTGTATCGTAAATTTACATACACAAACCAAGAACGTTACACATTGGATCATATTGCATTTGTTGAACTGGGTGAACGTAAAGATGGTAATCCATATGAAACATTCAGAGAATGGTATCAAAAAGATTATCAATCTTTCATTGAATACAACATCAAAGACGTTGAGATTGTCGATAATCTAGAAGACAAAATGCGACTGATTGAGTTGTGTTTGACTATGGCTTATGATGGTAAAGTTAATTATACTGATGTTCTTGGTACAGTTCGTTATTGGGATGTTGTAATTTACAATCATCTAAGAAAAAAGAATATTGTTATTCCAAGAAAAACGGAATCAAAAAAGACTGAGAAATTTGAGGGTGCTTATGTAAAAGTTCCACAAGTTGGTATGCATAACTGGATAATGTCTTTTGATTTGAATTCATTGTATCCTCATTTGATTATGCAATATAATATTTCACCAGAAACTTTGGTGAATAGTGGAGACGACATTGTTGAAGGTATGGTTGATAAAATTCTAGAAGGTAAAACCACAAACAAATCTTCATTGTGTATGACTCCAAACGGTGCATTTTTTCGGAAAGACACGAAAGGATTTCTGCCGCAATTAATGGAGAATATGTATAATGATAGAGTCAAGTATAAAAAACTTACGCTTGAAGCTAGACAACAATTTGAAGACACTGGAGACAAAAAACTTCTCAAAGATATATCTCGATATAACAATATCCAAATGGCAAAAAAGATTTCTCTCAATTCAGTTTATGGGGCAATTGGGAATAGTTGGTTTCGGTATTATGATCTTATGGTTGCTACAGCAATTACAACTTCTGGTCAATTATCTATTCGATGGATTGAAAAAAGTATTAACACTTATCTTAACACGATTCTAAAAACAAAGGAGATTGATTATGTTGTTGCGTCAGATACGGACTCTGTATATATCACTTTTGACAAATTGGTTAATAAAGTGTTTAATGAGGGAGCTGAAACTGAAAAAGTTATCGCCTTCTTGGATAAAATTGCAAAAGAGAAGTTGGAACCATTTATTGATAATTCTTACAAAGCTCTTGCTAAAACAATGAATGCATATTCCCAGAAGATGGAAATGGGAAGAGAAGCAATTGCAGACAAAGGTATATGGACTGCAAAGAAAAGATATATTCTAAATGTTTATGACATGGAAGGTGTTCGATACAAAGAACCAAAACTGAAAATCATGGGTATTGAAGCAGTCAAGTCATCAACTCCTGCACCATGCCGTGATAAGATTAAATCAGCACTCAAGATTATTATGAGTGGTGATGAGAAAATGTTAAATGATTTTATACAAGATTTTCGTGAAGAGTTTATGAAACTTGACCCGAAAGAAATTGCGTATCCAAGAAGTTGTAATGGTGTGCAAAAGTTTAAAGGCGAATCGTCATTGTTTGGTAAGGGTGCTCCTATTCATGTGAAAGGTGCAATATTGTATAATCATCTGGTAAGCAAACATAAACTAGAAAACAAGTATCCTCTTATACAAGAAGGTGACAAAATTCGTTTTATTCATATGAAACAACCAAACATATATCAATCATCAGCCTTTTCTTTTATGACAGAAGTTCCAAAAGAACTTGACATTGTGAGTAAAATAGACTATGATACACAGTTCGAGAAGAGTTTTATTGAACCATTGAAATTCATCACAGAAAAAATACTTTGGCACATTGATGACAGTTATGGTTCGCAGAATAGTTTAGAGGATTTTTTTGGGTGATTTTGAATAAAACAGATGCACTTTACGCAGCCAATGTATTTGTAGATTACTTTGCTAGTTTTGGAAGAATTGATGATTACCTTCGCAAAGTAAAACTTGAAAGAATGTCCAACTATCCCACATCCTTGCCTGGCATGGGCCCTCAAGATAGTATGTTTGATGATTTTTCTATGCATCCAAATGATATGGATTTTGTGTGTAAAGAAGTTACCACAGAAGTTTTTGTAAACTATCTGGAGATTGTAACCTCTCATGCAGTAGAAGTATCGGTGCCAGGTAAAGCTATTAAGTGGGTTGTGTATGAAAAAAACACTGGCAAGATTGCTGGTTTTATTCGTCTTGGTTCACCAACTATTAATTCAAAGCCTCGCAATATGTTTCTAGGTAAACCGTTAGATACATATAGTAAAAAAGTCATGAAACGTTTCAATGACTCTACCATCATGGGTTTTATTATTGTGCCAACTCAACCATTTGGTTTTAATTATCTTGGTGGTAAACTCTTGGCTGCAATTTGTTGTTCACACTTGACAAAAGATGCACTGGACAAAAAGTATGGTGGCCCATTTTGTATGTTTGAGACTACCAGCTTATATGGCTCAACAAAATCTAGTTCGCAATATGACGGTATGAAACCATTTCTACGTCATAAGGGTGAAACTGTATCTGACTTTGCTCCGTTAATCAATGATGATAATTTTCATAGATTGAACGATTGGTTCAAGAAACGTAATTTTGATATTGATGAAGATGTTGAAGGGAACTTAGATAAATTTCTTGTAGAAGATGTCAATATAACATTTAATCATATCAATAACGGTATGCCATTGATTGACCCACAGGCATCAAGTCGTAAATTGAAAACACAAACAAAAATGATAAGTATTATTAAATCATCACTCAAGGGCGTAGACGATGATGCATATAATAAGTTTGTACAAACCTACCTTGATGCAAAGGGATTGACTGAACAGAAACGTGCGTATATGTCAGATTATGGCTTTGACAATGTGAAAGAATATATGAACATGGAAACGAATGAACTACGCAAGAAAGATAACTATGACCGTTACAGTTTTGATGGTGTAGTAGATTGGTGGAGAAAGAAAGCTGTTAATCGTTTTGAAACTCTCAATAGTGATGGCCGCCTGAGAACAGAACTAGAAACGTGGAATATGAGTGATGACATTGATATCATTCGTTGAACATAAAAAATATATAAAAATAGAATCCAAAAATTATATTAAGTGGGCTGCATGGATTTTGGAATATGAACAATACAAATACCCAGAAGATTTGGATATGGTTTCTAAATTGATTGTTGATAATTTAGAAATAAAATTTTGTCCACCAAGATTTAGAGAACTTAATTTAGATAATCCATTGTTTGGGCATTGTTATCATGTAACTCAGGCAATGTATTACTTTTTTAAAGATGCAAATCTTAAAACAATGAGTGCAAAATGTGAAGGCCCAGCAGGACAACATTGGTGGTTGCAAGATGATGATAAGATTATTGATATAACTGCTGCTCAATATGATGCATTTGATTTTGAACCGCCGTATAATAAAGGAAAAGACACTAAATGGTATGGGTGGAAAAATAGACCACACAGAAGGTCACAAGATTTGATGTTGTTAGTTCAACCTTCTGCAAAATTATATTTTAAAAAATATAGAGATAAACCTGAGAAAATCTATTGACTTTATGCCAACACTTATATATAATAGTATACATCCCTTGGAAGTAAAGGGTTAAAATTAACTTCTACTAAATTGTCGATGCGATTTTGCACGGCATTAGTTAAAATGAGGAAATATCATGACAATGGTTAAGAACATATATGTTCGGGATTCTTCCGAATTTACGCTCAACACTACATACTTAGGCTACATTTATGCTAGCGGTTCCGTAGGTGTTGATAGCAAAGCTTCAAAGATTGATCGTGCTGCTGGTTTTTTGCAACGTCTAGCACAAAAAACAGAATGGCAATTTAACGATTATGCCAAATGTAAAGAGTATCTTGTCTCCTTGATAAAGGGAAGTAACCTTTTAGACTCTTTTGT